TTTTGACGCCCTTGAAGACGTTCTTGATTCCCTTTTTGAGTTTCTTCAGCAGTCCCATAGCCTTACCTCAGTTATAGAGCAGGTATGCCCCTCCGTGTCTTTTGAACCCGATGCGCTCAGCAAGCTGCAGGGCGCGTGGATCTACTTCCAAGTCTGGGCTCATGCCGGCAACTTTTGTTCCCCGTCGAGGAACCACCCAGTTCCGAAACTCCCGCAACAAGGCCGCGCCGCCGCCAGGGATGCGCGAAACCCAGAGTAGTATGTTACAGTTTCGCCGCTGAGCCCACAAGTTATCGGCCGTAAATGCCGCCAGTGCTCCTCCGACTTTTCCTTTTTCTTCAACTACCCAGAGGAAGTTCTGGGCAGAACTACAGCCTTCACGAAAAAGCGCGATCATCTTCTGTCTGTCAGGCTTCAGCGGGTACCTGCCGGCCTGTTCAGTCGCCAGCTCCAGTACCGCATTCAGGTCGCTCAGCGTAGCCGGCCGAATATTCATCGCGCGTTCTCAGGCCTCATGAGTTAACTCCTGAACATCCATTCCAACGGATTCGTTTGTGGGGATGTCGTAGTTGTCGCAGGCGCAGTGCCCCCGGACGGAGCTGTGGCTACTGGCGTCGAACCCGTGGTCGTTCGAGTGGTCGTCGGTGCCGCCGTCGTTGTCGGATAAATGCTTGCTGCGCTGCCCGATCCGGAGACTCCGACACCCGGTAGCGCCGTATTCAGGTTGAGGCCATTCATCTGATCAAGCAAGCGCAAACCGCTCTCGAGCATGGACTGCTGCACAGCGATGTACTCCGCCGCACGATCCGGGGCGATGTCTTTGTTGGCCAAAGTACTAGAAATGCTCTGGAAATACGAATCATACAGCTTGGCCGCATTCTCGTTTGTGGAAATGACTTGCTGATACTGACCCTGAATTCGCTGAAGATCCTGAGCCTGCACGCCGGTAAGCCACTGTTTGTTCAGATCGGCGTTTGCCATCATGGTCTGGATTCGCGCATCGTTGGTGGATTTGGCGTTTGCCAGAGACACGTCTGTCTGGAGCTGGGCGTTGAACTGATCCGTTCGCGTCTGCAGTTCTGCGAGCTGCTGTTTGGCCGCATTTTCCGCCTGGGCGTTGCCCTGCGCGACGGCAGTATCTATCTGCGCCTTCAGCTGGGCGGCCTGGTTCTGCGCTTGAGCATTGAACTCCGCAGCGCGGTTTTGCGCTTCAGTGTTCGCCATCTCGGAGGAAAACAACTGCGCGGCGTTCTGCTGCGCCAGCGGCACTGCGGCTTTGGCAGTCTCCGCTTGCGCCGCCCCCGCGGCGATCGAGCTGTTCAGCAGTCCTCGTCGCCCGGCGCGCTGCAGCCCCTGCTGCGCGGCAAGTTTCATAAGCGGGCTGTCCTGCCCCATTATCCTGGTGGCTTGGACATCCGCCATCGTGCTTTCGCTCGGAGTTGTGACCGCGGGCGCATATGTCTGCGCGGTTTCAAGCCCCTGGGTCTGCGCTGCGGCCTTCGATACGTCTGTTCCCGCCTGAGAAGCAGGACCTGCTTGCCCGGGAGTGGCGCTTACGGTACCGGGATTCAACGTATAAGGGAGATCTGCCGGGGATTGCGGGCTCGCCTGTGTCGTCGTATCGATTGCGTTCTGGAGCATTGGCATATCGTTGATTTCCTTTAATTTTAGCGAGGCGCCTTCCGGGGCTCCCCTGAGTATATCACGGAGTTGACTCCGCACAAAACTTTGACTCCTTGGGATTACGCATACGTCCGCACCACCACGATGCCGCCCGCGCCGCTGCCCCCTGTACGCTGCGCCAGCGTTCCAGAGCTTGACTGAATGGCACCCGATCCACCTGCACCGAAACCGCGCGCAGTCTCTCCGTTCAGGCCGTTTGTGCTGATGTGGTCGGTCCCACCAGGCACCGCACCTATTGGATTCGCAGCCATGCCGCCAACCCCGTTTACGCCTGCCGTCCCGTTGATCATTCCCTCGCAACCATCTTGCCCAAGAATCAACGCGATCAGCGACGTTGTGATCGCGAAGGGGTTTGATGCATTGCCGCCATTTCCGGAATTGCCAGGATCCGACGTGGTGGCACTCAGAGAGCCCGCAGCACCCCCGCCCCCTGCGAGGTATTCCGAGCCGCCGCCCACAAAGAACTGAGATTGATTGCCGTTGCTTCCGGCTACCCGACCGGTCCCGCCGGAGCCGCCGGTGCCCACTGTTACCGTTTCTGTTGCAGCGCACTGTGAGGCATCTATCTGCGCGTACACGCAACCGCCGCCGCCGCCGCTGCCGCCGACGTCCATACCGGTTGCAGGGACAGTGGCGCCGTCCGAAGCCCCTGCACCGCCGCCGCCGCCGCCGCAAACCCAGACTTCCACCAGATTCGCGCCTGCCGGTTTCGTCCAGGTTCCGCTGCTCGTGAAAACCTGCTGATCGATGAGAGCACCGGAGACTCTGCCTGCCAATGTAGCCGGAGTGACGGCGCGCGCGGTATCCGTGCCGGCATTGACTTCGGCTTGAGTGGCTAACTCGATCTTGCCTTGCACAGTTTCGGAAGCTGCCGGCACGATCAACGTTGTGCCATTGAAGGTGACGTCGGAGGCAGACAGCTGCAACGGTGCCGCGTCTTCGGCGGCCCCAAATACTTTATTCCATGCCGGGGCGCCAGTTGTGTCCCATGTATAGATTGCCGCAGCGTCTGTCGTCAATGTATCCGGAAGTGATCCAAAACGAGCAACAGACGTATCGCTGGAATTTGCAGTGATGAGCCCATGGAAATCAGAGTCTCCAGGTGCGTCGATCGATCTCGCTTTGAACAACGATCCGCCGGATACGCGCAGGATCTGTTGCGCGCTGAAAGTGTTGGCGGTGCCAAACAGATCGTGCAATTCATAACCGGTTTCCCCTGGATTGACCTGGAGGAACTTATCTGCGTCTCCGCCACTGATGGCGGGAAGGTTTATCGTCGCTGCGGATGCAGCTGCTTTTGCCGCCCAATGAAGCGCAGAGTAGTCATCAACCAGATCCCCTTCTGGGACCAGCGTGTCTTCCGGATGGTTGGCCCAGTGTTGCGCTTCCAGGGCGCTTGCTGCGGCGTTCGCTGCTTCCGTAGCCGCGTCTTTCACTGGAATCATAAGCTGAAAACGGGTGTTCGCGTTATCGTACCTTGCTGAATATATCAGACCTGCGGTAATGTCGCCGGACGCCAGGGCGGCTCCGTCTGTCCTTGTGAGCGCAACCGCTCCTAGCCCGTCGACGTTAAGCGTGCATCCGCCAGTATTGGACCGGTCTGCCACAAACACCACCTCGTCGCCATTCTGATAGGAGGTTCGCTGGTTGGGCATACTGACCGTATACGCATTTCCTGTGCCGCCTGTGGCTCCGGCAAACGTGCTCACTCCGCGCACGATCGCGGTATTGCTAGTGGGCAATTTGTCAAATGCCGATACCAGAGCTTGGTACTCTGTATTGACCTGATCCGATCTTGCTTTTGTGCCCGGGATAAACGGGCCTCCGGTAAAGTTATAGTAATTGTTCGCCATTACCGCTGCAGCCTCCGTAGATCGTAATGATACGTAATGCCCTGCAAAACAAAAGATCTGGCAACCTTGGACTGATTAAATATCAAGAGACTGATATTTTCACCTGTACCTCTCAGTTCAGCTCGCGCTGTCGATATGTTCTGGCCATCCCAGTAGAACTCGTCCCAGTTATCTACGTCCCAGAAACCGCCGCCGGCGAAGATGTCTATCACCGGGACATCCCCGGTGGTGATATCGGCAAGCCCGCTGGATATCTCCGAAGCGCCGTATGTCAAATCAGATGTCACTTTCAAGCTGAGCGGTTTGCTCGAGTTGAGCTCAAGATCCACGCGCCGGAAACGCTTACGATACGATGGGCTTCCTATGTGGTAGAAAGCGGTTCTGATATACGCGTTGATATCCGCGCCATCGAAGCTGGTTCCTATCTGATCCTCATAAACATACCCGTCGTCGGAGCAAAAATACGTCCTCTCTTTACCGGTATCGTCTTCTGTATTGTATATTTTTCGCACCACGATCGGATAACTCAGAAACCCAAACTCAACCGGCAGCCGGTCAGAAGTCAGACGTGTATCCGCATTTAGATTCGGCACAAACATTATCAGTCCGGATCCATCATTGAAATACACGCGATATTGATTCGAGCTTCGAACAATGGTGCTGCTCGTGGTCCTGTCTCTCATGGCGTTGATGACGGGCTGTACAAGCGCAGACACCGTCGACCCGGCAAAATCACCGAATACGTCGGTCCGCGCCACACTGGTTATCCCGAGGTCATCAAGCGCATAAACAGTGTCTATTTTCTGTGCCGTGTAGAGTTTTCCACCGGTGCGTTCGCCGATCAATCTGAACTCCCAGTCACTGATGCCAGTGCCGAACAGGCCGCGCGTCTCGCGCTCTGAAGTAACCACGAGCACGTTGCCTACAACGCTGTTCAGCCCTGTGATTTCATCGCCGACACCAAATTCCGCAGCTCCGAGAAATCCATTGAACTGCAACGGCTCACCAAGCACGGATTGGACAAATCGGCCGCCCGGTATGGCCATGAACAGATAGTTGCTATGTTCCTCTATCAGGAAAGGCAAATTCGTCGTGGGCTGATTCGTTATCGGATTGTTTGGAAACAAAATCGGACTGACGATATTGTTCTCGTCGATTTCGAATCCGGGCCCAACGCTATTCACTCCGTACGTTCTGTACGTTGTGGAGCCTCCAAAAAAGTTGTGATTGATGAAACGATAGTGGCCTCCGACAGGAAATGCAAAAGCGACATTCGCGCCGTCAGCATCTGCTCTGTCCGTTCCGCCCACACGCAACTTTTCATTATTCTGGAAGGGACCTCCGGACACACTTGTCAACACCAGATACCCGAAGGCGTCATTTCCGGCAGTCGAGCCGCCGTGCTCGACGACGCGATGAACAGTGGCCGTGGCTCCTGATGTCGCACCAGTAATAGTGTCGCCTTCGACAGGCAACGCGTTGGACGCGCCGCCGCCACCCGCGTCAAAGAAGATGTACTCCGCCATCGTGATTCCGGTAGTTGTCCATCCGGAAGAACTTGCCAAATGAAGCACGCCGGCAGTTGCCCCTACATTGTCGCGAATAGCGTACGCATTCGCGCCACGTTGCCAGGCTCCTCTGACTATTCCGGATCCGGGAACTTCGCCGATATCATCACGATAATCGTCTCGGGCATTGTTAATCCATTCATCTTCGAGAGCAGATGTGGGCGCATAGTTGAGCACCGGGGCCGATCCGACAGTGTACGCGGCGGTGTTCAGCGTCTCGCCGTCGAGAAAAGTACCAGTGACTTTGGTGACCGCAAGGACATCAGATCCGAAGCTTCCGTCGTCGTCCCATATGCCGCATACAGTTCCCGTTGCACCGGAGGTGTCACCAGTGACAGTGTCCCCGAGGGACAACCCCGCCACAGTGTCGATGTCGAATCCACGGAAAACCGCATCGCTCGGGCGTGGACGGCCATCAAACCGTTCGAATCCTTCTATTCGACGGTACCCGCCGTTATACCAGGGAGCGAAATTGACGGCTGCAAGAACTCGCCCTGGCGGGATAGACAGCGCCGGGCTCACGACGTCGAGGCCGCCTCCTAATGGAAAATACTTAGTCTTAGTAGCCACTTACGTATTATCCTTTATGTAACTTATTATTGGCTTGCGATCACTTCGAAGAATCCACCTGTGCGGAATCTCGAATTGAACTTATTGGGCAGCTGGGAGTTCTCCAACCGTGCAAGGACTTCCGTGTATAGCTCCGTTCCTTGGGTTTTGATTTCCGGCGCGTTCTCGTAGTTGGCGTAGAAGATCATCGCTCTGGCAAGGATGACATCGTGAAATTCTTCCGGGATTATGGAAACGTCATCGTTGTTTACCAGCTTCGTGGACTCGGCCGTTTGGTAGTAGTCGGCTTTGATCGTGTGGGCGCCGTTGGGCGTCGGTTCGATCAACAAAGAGTTGTCGGGCATGATGATAATTCTGGAAGGCTCGCCCGGATCTGTATCCAGGATCTCATCCTTCACTTCGTCGTACTCAACTGTCTCGATCAGCGAGTCTTCGGTTTCTCCGACGTACACGCACCGAAACGTGTTCTTCTCTGGACTCACGTCCCAGAACTTCAGTCCGGCGGGCTTTGGCAACGTGTTTATCGTGTCAGTGGTTGCCTGGGAGTACGTGGTCCGCATGAACTTCCAGTTTTCCCAGAGACGTTTAACCTTGAGATCCGCACGACGGATCCAGTCCACCAGACGTTTGGCTTCACCGGTCTGACCTGAAACAGAAGTCGGCGCGACACCCGCCGCGCCGGACTCTGAGTGCAGATCCTGAACGAGCTCCAGGAACGTGCTCATGGCTTACCCCGCGTTTTCTTCGGCGGCAGCAGCGGCAGCGTTTTCCTTGTAGGCGTCCGCCACCGTCTTCGGCGGGCCGGCTTTGCCCAGATCGCCGAGTTTGTCCGCGGCGCGCTTCAGCGCTTTGTCGCGGGCGGTTTCCTTCTCCGGAGGCTTCGGTGCCGGAGCGGGCTTCTTGGGAACGAATTCCGTGGGAACCTGGCCGCATTGGTGCTTGTGCACGTCGTAATAATGCCCGCCCTGGAGGTACCTGGCTTTGGCATGCCCGCGCACGATAACGTACGGCTTGGATTCGTCAAGCAGCTGTTCGGTCTTGGCCATTTGATTACTTCCTCGTTTGCTGGACCGACTCGTTGCGAAGCAACTCATAATCGGTGTTCTCGAAAGTCGCATCAATGGGATACCGCCCACTGACACCCTCTTTCAGATCAGCCTGAGCCTGAAACTTGGCTTCCGAACACGGGCCGCCCTCGAGGTCGAATTCCTGGAACATGATGTCCTGGATAAGACTGGTGGGGGTCATTGCAGACATGCGCATCCCTCCTCAAAAGCCGGGGGCGTGCGCCCCCGGGCGATTTGAAATTGCTGGCTTAGCAAATGTCGAAGGACTTGCCGTTCTTCGACGCTTTTTCCTTGCGCGGATTTTCCGTGATGCGCTGGGTGCTGAACCAGTCCGGCTTGGCAGAGCCGTCACCGCTCTCCATCGGGTTCTGCGACATGACGTCGAGCTTCTTGAGATCGCTCAGGCCGTCCTGCACGCCCGCGGAGTCGCCGGCTTTGCCGGGCTTCAGATGGCTGAGATTGCCCATCGTCGGCTTTTCGTAGTCTTGATACTTCATCTCGTGTACCTCCGTAGGTTGAGATTGGAGCCAGGAATTTCCTGGCTCCGATTCACGCATGGGTTAGAACCACTCGACGTCAACCACCACGCTTGCGATACCCGTGGGAGTGCCAACGGCGCTCACAAAGGTCACAGTAATGGTGGACCGGTCAGCCTCGATGTCGACTTTCGAGCCGTCATCATCCAGGTCCAGATATGCCAGGTCTGCGACATCGACGGTTTCGTCAAGGACGAGACCGGTGTCGTAGTACTTGTCGGCGTCGGTACCGTCGCCAACCTGCACACCGGCGTCACTGGTAGAGCCGGCAAAGTCTTCCGTCACATCCTCGATGCGAACATTGGTGACTCGACCACGGCGGCCGCCCGGGACCTCGATGGTTTTCGCAATATCCGAACCGGTGCCGAAGTCGATCGACGGAAACCGGTAAGAATCCTTGCGGTAGGGATTGTCGTAACTCATTGTGTTACCTCCTCTTTACCTATTGGAGCGGGCTTACGCCACGCTGTCCCAGACGATGATGCGCTGCTGCGCCAGCGTGCTGTGCACGATGCCGAAGCCCAGCTCCGCGTACCAGGCGATACCGCGGCTACGACCGAAGTCGGTCGGGATCTTGCCTCGGATTTCCTCGGGGATCGCTACCGCTTCCACCACGGTGTCGGCACCGAAGAAGAAGATCTGGTCGGAGTTGGTGTAGCCCTTCGCGGCGATATTGGTCTGCTCCACGAAGCGAATGCCCTCGTAGCGGCCCTTCTCGCCGTTCATGATCACATGCCAGCCCTCGGAGACGTACTGATGAATAGACTCCAGGTCATTCTTCAGCGCACGCAGAGCGGTCGGGCGGCCGATGGCCATGTAGTTGTTGCCGTCGTAGGCCGGGATCTCGCGCTCCGCCAGTTCGTCTGCCAGCAGCTTGACGTGGGCCGCCTGCAGCTCGTTGGTGTGGTTGCCGCCGGGGGTGCCGTTGGTCGTCAGAGCGAAGGCCGTGGCACTGGTCGACGTCGCGCGGAGCAGGGCCTGGTTGAACTGGTTGTACGCAGCGGTATCCAGAGCCTTGCGGGCGTCGTTTTTCAGCACCTTGTGAATGACCTCGGTCACCGGCTGCTCGGACAGATCGTCGAGCTTCTTCGTGAACGGTACGCTGTTGCCGTACTCGGTAACCGTCACCGAACCTTGCGAGATCTCGAAGTTGGTCTCGGGCATCGTGACCTCTTCAGTCAGCTGACCGCCCTGATCGGCCACGTCGCTGTAGACGTTCCAGTTGAAATACTCACCCACACCGGTACCGAACGCCTCTTTGGCGTCACAGAACTGGCGAAAGCGGACCATCGGCTGCAGCGCGGTGCGCAGCTTCCGACTCAGATTGGGCGCCCACATATAGCCGCCCAACGCGTTTGTATGCCATACCTGTCCGGACATTGTCGTTACCTCCATGTATTCAGAGAGTTATTTTAGCCTTGGCCGCGAGCTTTCCTCATTTCTGCAACGATATCCGTCGGAGACTGGGGCTCGTCTTCCCCGCTTTCTTGCTGCAGGGCCTGAGAGCGAGCTCTCGGCATCGGCCGAAGTGTGCGTTTCCTTTCGTGTCGATCATTGTTGGGATCCGAAGGAGGCGTGGACTTCGGGCCGCGCTGGCTCTCGATCCATTCCATCGTGCGTTTCCCTGCTTCGTGCATGACCTGGGCATCCGTAAAAGATCGACCCTCGATGCGCCATTCCTCCGCGATGGAGTCGGTCATGTCGTCCGCGTACAAGAACAGCGCCCGGTTGGCCATGATTTCAGGGTAGTCAGTCTTGAACTTCTCCAGTCCTTCGGCCGCATCCTGCTGCTGGCTCTCTAGCCGTTGCTGTTCTCGTACCAATGCCGCGGTCGTCCGTGCCAGTTCTTGTGGGTCAACCTGTGCGGTGGGCTTCGTCTGAAGGTGCCGCATGTTGCCCAGGAGCTGTGCAAGGCTCGCCGTGGCTTCGTCGGGACTGTTGTTGAACATGTTCTCGACGAATTGTTGGGCCTCTGTCAAGAGGTCCTGATCGCTCACGTCCGGGGTAGGCTCGGGTGGTGAGGTGTCCTGCTTCTTCTGGAGCCGCGCGGCCAACTCCGCCTCCTGGCGGGTTATCTCGGCCTCTCGCGCATCCAGCGCTTTCTGTCGCTCTGCCGCCTGTCTCAGGCGGGAATCGGCGGCTTCCTGCTTCTGAATCTGCCGGCGCGCTTGCTCCAGCGGAATGTAGCGTTCTTCGCCGTCGATCTTCGTCACGAACATCGGAGTGTTGTTCTCCTCGTCCATAACAATGTAATCGGCAAGAGGATCGTCGGCATATTCCGGCGGGAGCTCATCGCGTCGTGACACTTGACGCTTCTCGGCGTCTATGGCCTCTCGGCTCTGTAGCCCTTCTTTTTCAAGGGCTTCCCTTTCCTCGGCCTGGCGAGTTTCCTCTTCCAGCTGCTCCGGCGTCTTGCCCGCCGATTCGGAATATTCCTTCATCTGCGCAGCAATCGCTGCGCTGCGTTCCTGGTCGATCCTCGACTCGATGTCCTGCATGATCTTGTCGCGCTCGGACATCGGTTTCTCCGGAGTATGATCTCCGTTTTTGTCATGCTTGTCAACTTCCTGGTGTGCGTACTGCGACGGATCGGGAAAAGACTTCTGCTTGGGCGTCTCGGCGGGTAAGCCGGAAGCGCCCGGATGGGTGGTTTCCTGTGGCATAGTGGTCATCCTCTGTATTGTCCTAGCTCCTGTTCTGCATGCAGCCCGTCGGTGATGGCGTCTGTGCAATATCGAATAAACGCTTTGGCGCAATCCGCCTTGCGTTGAATTTTCTTCAGCTTCCTACGGCCGAAAATTGAATTTGGATTGCATTCTAGTGCATCGACTTGCGCCTGCTCCAGGTCGGCCTTGGCTCTGCCATGCAAATATCTCCCGGTCGTACTGCGCAGGAACGCATGGACCTCGATGCCGAGACGTGCTCGCTCGAAGTACAGCCGTTCTTTTTCGTCGACAAATTCCAGGTGTGAAATATCTTTCTCGGTGTTTTCTGCCATATTTTTCTCCGCCTATCGGTAGGAGTTTTGCTTAAATTCCGGAGCCTTGCGTTCTTTTTAAGTCGAGCTCCTGGGCCTTGTTCGCCTCTCGGACGGCCGCCTGATCGCGAACCGTTTGGTCTCTCATCTTCTCGACTGCGAGACGATTTTGTAGCTGCGCCACAGTAATTCCTTCTTGCAACGCCAACTTAGCGTACTCGATCTCGCGCATGATCTCAAGTTTCCCTTGTTCTCGTTTGTCGCGCGCCTCGTTGTCCTGCCGGCGGATATCAAGCTCTGCCTGCT